AGTGGGGAGATTATTCGGGAGATAAGTTATGGCAAATGGAATGCAACCCGGTATGCAACCGGGAGTCGGTGGAATGCCGGGCGGAATGCCTCAGAACGGTGGAATGCCGGGAGGTCAAGTACCTAGTCCAGAGCAAGTAGTTGGGGCTATCACACAACGCCTACAAGAGTTAGAGGCTGAGAAAGAACAGCTAATCACAGCTCTACAAGAGATAACGCAAGGTGCACCACAGCAGATGGCTGGCCCTCCTCAAGGTATGCCGCCACAGGGAATGCCTCAAGGTGGCTTACTAGCGTGAGAACCGATAAGCAAGACCTGTTCATAGAACAGTATTGCCTTACTGGTAACGCTTCTAAGGCTGCTGAGAAAGCGGGATACGCAGTTCCAAAGACTGCTGGCCATAAGCTAAAGAACCAGTTTTCTGGTGAGATAGAAGAAAGGACTCGCAAGATGATGCAGGACGCAGTACCAGCAGCTCTAGGCCAGCTACGCACGTTAAGTAACGAGGCTTTAAGCGAGGCGGTCAGGTTAGGCGCTGTGAGGGATATTTTAGACAGGGCTGGTTACAAGCCCATAGAAAAGGTTGAATCAACCTCTAGGATTGAAACTGCCTCTATGGATGATCTTCGTAGGGAGCTGGAAGCATTAACTGGGTCTGTGGAAGATATACCTGACAGACTCAACTAATGCCTGTCCGTAAAGTCAAGGGTGGCTGGCAGTGGGGAAACAGTAAGGTCCACAAAAGGAAGGAAGATGCCAAAAAGCAAGAACGGGCAATTCACGCAAGCGGCTACCCGGGAAAGTCTGGAAAAGGCGGTAAAGCTCGCAAGAGAAATAAGAAGTCGTGAGCGTTACAACCGTATAGATTCTTATGACCCTTACCCCTATCAACTAGAGTTTCATAAAACAGGCTCAACGGCTAACCAGCGGCTACTGATGGCCGCTAATCGAATAGGGAAATCCTACTGTGGCAGTATGGAATTAGCTTACCATCTAACAGGATTGTACCCATCTTGGTGGGAAGGACGGGTATACAAACAACCCATCGTAGCATGGGCTGGAGGGGTTTCTAACGAAACTACGCGAGATATTGTTCAATTTGAATTATTGGGTTCCCCCGACGATCCAGAGGCTTTTGGTTCCGGCACAGTCCCTAAGAAATACATAATAAAGACTGAGCGTAAGCCCGGAGTCCCTAACGCCAAAAGCGTTGCACTCATCAAGCACGTCTCTGGGGGGAACTCATCTTTATTCTTCAAAGCCTATGAAATGGGCGTTGAGAAGTGGCAGGGAAGATCAGTTGATTGTATATGGCTGGATGAAGAACCGAGCCGAGACATTTATTCTCAGGCTGTAACAAGAACACTGGACAGACGAGGAATGGTCTATATGACATTCACTCCTGAATCCGGCATGACAGAGACGGTAGCTAGTTTCATTAACTCTCTCAAACCGGGACAAGCTATTAAAAATGCAACATGGGATGATGCTTCAGAAAGAATCATGTCCATGAAGGGTAATAGCGGCCATCTCAATGAAGCTGTTATGGAGCAGATCCTAGCCAGTTATTCCCCACATGAAAGGGAAATGCGGAGATATGGAAGACCCTCCATTGGTTCTGGCCTTGTTTTCCCCATAAACGAAGAGAAGCTGATGGTAGATCCCACGACTGTCCGCTCTCATTGGCCCCGAATAGCAGGGATAGATTTTGGTTTTGACCATCCTACAGCCGTTGTATGGGCAGCGTGGGACAGGGATGAGGACATTATTTACATATATGACTGTTACAGGGTATCAAAAGCGCCTCCGGCAATACATGCAACTGCGATAAATAGCAGACTTCCCTTCATACCAGTTGCTTGGCCCCATGATGGGCATCGTAAAGACTCAATGGGCAATCCGGGACTTGCTGACCAATACAGACAACTGGGATGCAACATGCTCCCATTCCATTTTGAAAACCCCCCAGCATTAGGTGAGAAGAAGGGCGGAAACTCCATAGAAGAAGGCATTATGTCCATGTTGCAGCGTATGGAGGATGGAAAACTACGTGTTTTCTCTACTTTGGGCGATTGGTGGCAAGAATTTCGCATGTATCACCGAAAAGAAGGGAAAATAGTCCCTTTACATGACGATTTAATGTCAGCAACACGTTACGCGGTAATGTCATCCCGATTTGCAGTGGCAAGCACAGATCCCTCTTGGACAGAGGAAATTGAATACAGGAATTACGGTATTATTTAATGGCTATAGAGAAAATCACAGAAGAAGAGCTGGTTTCCCGCATAAAGGAGGAGATAACCTCTTCTTTGGGATATATGGGAGACACCATATCCGAGCAGCGTGAGAGGGCTATGGACTATTACTACGGTCTTCCATTCGGAAACGAGGTTGATGGGCGTAGTCAGTTCGTTGATACGACTGTAGCAGACACTATTGAGTGGATAAAGCCATCTCTCATGCGGGTATTCGCAGCGGGGGATGAAATGGTCCGATTCAATCCCGTAGGGCCAGAAGACGTACCAATGGCGAAACAGGCCACTGATTACGTTAATTACGTCTTTATGCGTCAAAACCAAGGTTGGGAGGTTCTGTATTCGTGGTTTACGGATGCTTTGATGCAGAAGAATGGCATTGTCAAGGTATGGTGGGAAGAAGAAGACTTCTCCATGCGGGAAGAGTATCGTGAATTAAACGAGATTGAATTAGAAGCCATTATCTCTGATGATGATATAGAAGTTATTGAGCATACAGAGAATGAGGTGGGTGGTGAAACTATCCATGATCTCGTAGTTGCCCGTAGTCATTCAAAAGGCAAGGTTCGTGTTGAGAACGTTCCGCCAGATGAATTCTTGATTGCTAGAGAATCCAAGGACATACAGGAAGCAAGATTTGTTTGTCATCGAGTTAAGAAAACCCTCTCTGATTTAAGAGAGATGTATGGCGATGTAGACCCGGAAGAGCTGGGTAGTGGTGGTGATGACTTTGCTGCCTATTCGCCAGAAAGATTAGCCAGATATGCTTTTGATAACTCTGCTGAGTATTGGGACGGAGTGGAGCCGACTGGGGAAGAGTCAATGCGTACCTACTGGCTCCACGAGAGCTATATTAAAACAGATTACGACGGGGATGGAATTGCCGAGTTAAGGAAAATCTGTACCGTAGGGGATTACGTATTTGAAAATGAGGCTATCGACGCTATACCGTTTGTTTCGATAACCCCCATAACTATCCCGCATAAATTCTATGGTCTTAGCGTTGCTGATCTTGTGATGGATCTTCAGCTCATAAAATCCACATTAATGCGCGGATTAATGGACAACATGTATAACCAGAACTTTGGTAGATACGCTGTCCTTGAAGGTCAGGCAAATTTAGATGATTTGCTAACACAGAGGCCGGGTGGTGTAGTCAGAGTTAAATCTCCAAATGCAATAACTCCATTAGCTACTCCCGCATTACAACCCTATTCATTCCAGATGCTTGAATACCTAGACGGTATAAGAGAAGCACGCGCTGGTGTTTCCAGTATGTCTCAGGGCATGAATGAGAATGCACTTACTTCACATACCACGGCAACGGCTGTAACTCAGGTGATGACTGCTTCTCAATCCAGAGTTGAGTTGATTGCTAGGAATTTCGCAGAAACAGGCGTTAAGCAGCTTATGAAGGTTATCTACTCGCTTCTACAGAAATACCACGATGAAGAGACTGTTGTTCAATTACGTGGAGAGTGGATTCCCATAAGGCCGTTTGAGTGGGTTACTAACTTGGATTGCACTGTATCTGTTGGTCTTGGCAATGGTAATAAGGATCAACAAGCAATGCACCTGTCTCAGATGATGCAGTTTGCTTCCCAAGCGATGGCGGGTGGGCTGAAGATTGTGAATGAAAAGAACCTTTATAACATGGGCGCTGCTCTTATAAAGAATATGGGTTTTGCTAATGTACAGGACTTCTTAACAGACCCAGAGGCTGTGCCAGACAAACCAAATCCGAAGCAACAACTGGAACAGGCAGAGCTGGAATTGAGGCAGAAGGAATTGAATATCAAGGCCGCTGATGTGCAGATAAAAGCTCAGAGACTACAGATAGATGCACAAGAAGCACAGGTAGATGCACAACTCAAGGTTGCTGAACTGACCCTAGAAAGGGAGCAGAACAGGGCCGTTGCCATAGGAGCCACGTAATGCCATATGGGATAGGAACATACGGGAGTAAAAAAGGGCGTCCGCCCAAGAAAGATAAGAAGAAAAAGAAGAAAGTAAAGAAAAGTTATGGTAGATGACCAACGAGAAGAGCGGGCAAAGAGACTGCTCGATGACCCCCTCTTCATAGAGTCATTTGATGTATTAGAAAAAGAACTGATGGCGCTGTGGGAAACCACAGGCGCACAAGATGTTGACCAGCGAGAGTCCTTCTGGCTGGCTCTGAGACTGCTTGTCAGAATCAAAGCACATATAACCTCCATAGTTGAAACGGGACACATGGCTAAGATTCTTGAAAAGCAACACCCCCACATCTAAGGAGAAATAAAAATGGCGGATACGCAAACTGCCCCGTCGGTGCCGCAAGGCCCAATAGCTCCCTCAGAAAGTATTGAGGCAGCACATAATGCAATTCTTGGACTCATGGACTCCGAAGAGGAATCTCCAGAGGAAGAGGAAGCACCCCCCACAGAAGAAGAAGAGTCTGAACCAGACGAATCATCGGATGAGGAACCCGAATCTGAAACAGAGGAAGCCGAGGAAGAGGAATCTGACGAGGAAGAATTTGATGAGGATGAGGAAGAAGAAGCCCGTGAATTGGGAGACAATGATATTCTGCTCTATAAAGGAGAAGAATATAACATTGATGACCTCGTAAAGGGTAGCTTACGTCAAGCGGATTACACCCGCAAGACACAGGCTTTGGCTGAACAACGAAAACATGCAGAGGATGCTTCAGAGCATTACTCCTCTGAACTAGAACAGATTCAGGCAGAGCGAAATTACTACGTGCAATCACTCCAGCATTTAATAGATGGCTCAATGGGTGAGGTTGATAAGTTCGCTAATCTTGATTGGGAACAATTAAAGGCGGAAGACCCACTTGAGTACGTTTCAATGAAGGATGAGTTCAGGGATCGCCAAGAAAGATTTCAGGCCATTCAATATGAACAGCAACAGGCGCAAGGTCGCCAACAAGCTGTTGTAGCGCAAAACCATGCTCAGTCTCTTGCCGAGGAAGGTAGGAAACTTGAGGATGCTTTGCCGGAATGGAAAGATCCAAAGTTAAGGCAAAAACTTGTATCCAAGTTACGTTCTTACGCTACGGATCAAGGCTTTACCGAAGACGAACTAACATCCCTCAGTGATTCCAGATCTGTCATGGTCTTGCTCAAGGCTCAGAAATACGACGAACTTCAGAAAACAGACGTGAAGTCGAAGAAGTTGCGTAACAAGCCTAGAGTAGTTAGATCAGGATCACCATCAAGAAAAGATGATAGTGACAAGGCACGTAGAAAATCCGACATGAAGCGTCTTAGGCAGACCGGTCATATAAATGATGCTGTTGGTCTGTTTGAGGATTTCGTAGACATTTAAAATAGGAGGATTGCATTATGGCAGTTCCGGGAAATACTAGGCTAACCTTTAACGCCATTGGTATTAGGGAAGACCTAAGTAACATTATATACAATATTAGTCCAATGGACACACCATTTCTTAATGGTTGTGGCCGAGGGTCTTGTGACAACACTCTATTTGAGTGGCAGACAGATGAGTTGGCAACCCCTGCTGCTAACAGGCAGTTAGAAGGTGATGATTATGCTTCGACTGCTGCAACAGAGCCGAGGCGTTTGACAAATTACACCCAAATCTCCGCAACGCAAGTCCA